TCGAACAAGCGCTTGGCTCCAAGCTCCTGATCGGTTACCTCTGGCCCGGTGGTGACATTGCAGTTGACTTCCCTCTCGCTGTCATCCGAGCACGCACAACCGGATGGCGTCTCGCGGATGTTCTCAACGGACAGAAGTTCTCGCAGACGGTCAATATTCAGACGCATTCGTTAGGCGCGCGTGTCATCTTGACTGTGCTCGCTTCCGGCGCGGTCGAACTCGGCGACGTTATCCTGTCGGCTCCTGCTGTAGATTGTGACTCTCTCAATACAGGTGGTGAATTTGTAAGCGCACCGTTACATTGCAAATCGCTCACGATCGCCTTCTCAACCAATGACCCAGTGCTCAAGTTGAATTATCCGATGGGCAGCTTCGGACACCATGCGCTTGGTTACAGTCCGCTCCTGGATGTAAAACTACCGGAAAACGTCCGCATGTGCGACTTCTCGCGTGTAGTAAACACTCACGGTGGCTACAGGTTTTCCACAGAATACTATCAACTGTGGAAATCCGTTATGGATGGGTCTGCTCCGTTCGGCCTAACCGTTATTTGACATTTGGTGGTAGACTTGTACCCGATATGGTCCCACTGCTCACACGTATCATAAAGTTGCTGTCCGACATTCTAGTCGAACAACGAGCGCAAACCGCTGTCATGAAAGATATCCGTCAATTGTTGACGGCCCCGGAGGGAACACAGTTGGTGCTCACATTGGGTAACCGGATACCGCAGAAGGATGTAAAGAATTTATCCCTTAAATGGGATTGAAACGCAAAAGGAGAATACGAATGCCAAACTTTCAGCTTGGGGACACCGAGAAAGCCCCTTACGCTCTCACCGAACTAGATGCCGCGTCCAACCCCGCCAGTCCGCAGCCGGGTGACGTGATTTCCATTGTCTCGTCCGATACCGCCTCTGCAACGGTCGTTCCTGATGCCACAGCGAGCGCCGGGTCGATTGCTTCCGGCTTCATTGTGGGCGGCAAGAAACTAGGTACCGTCACGATTACGGCGACGGTTACACACACGAACGGAGATAAGCTGACCGTCTCGGACGATATCGATATCGTCGGCGGTGTGGCTAGCTCGTTGTCGCTCGGATTGGGTGCGCCGGTCTCGCAGTAAATCAATAAAACTGCGACGGACTCGTGCGACTTGCTATTTCGTGCGGGTCCGTTCTATAATTCTCCGGTATGAATTCTTTCTGGCTTAAGTTTATCATCATTGAGGCTGTCGGCGTGGCTGAAGCGTTCGCATCCGCAAGTAACATCCCGCCCGGTGTCAAGACCGCGTTAGAGAAGTTTATTGCCGCTGGTGGTGAACTGGCTACCGCGATCGAAGCGGGCAAGTAGCAAGCAGGCGGGCTCCTGATGGGACTGTTAATCACTCTCATTACATTGCTTCCGACCATCATCAAGTTTATCTTGTCAATTAACGACCTATTCAAGACCATACAGACTACACTGCCTGCCGGAACTAAGCTAGGCGCGGTCAAAAAGCAATTGCTCATGGACACGGTCTTGCTTGGAACTAACGACACGAAGGTACACGCCGCCGTGTCGTCTATCGTGGACAAGAGCGTCACCACGCTGAAGACTGTAGGCTGGGACGACCCGGCGCAACCGGCAACAACTGAAGTCATTATCTGAAAGCGAAAGGAGATAGCAATGGATTGGAATTTCAACCCCGCACAACTGGCGACTTGGGATGAGGCGCGCAAGCTTGCCGCCGATATCGATACCTTCCGGCACACTACAGGTGTGCTGATGGGACTAGGTGTTGCTCCTGAAATCGGAGACGCTAACACATCTGGCATCTATGTTCCTTCCTGGGTTGGTGGTCCTGGCGGATTCCCGGAGCCGCACGACAGCGCCACTAATCGCTTCTGGCTGCACTTCCGGTTCAACAATCGTGTGTCCGGTATCAATGTCGGTCTGATCCTGGACAAGATCGCGCGGTATGGCGGCAACACGATGTACGTGTTCAGTTCCCTCGCTAACGACCTACAGGGGTAACCGTTCGCGATGCAGTCGTTCGCTCTCCAATCCTCGCATATGAACGGCGGCGAGTATGACGAGCCGTCCGGCTCGCTCCTCATCCACTTCACAAACGGTGCGGTCTACCAGTACCTTGGTGTCCCGCAGACGGTAGTAGATTCCTTGCGTCAAGGCGCAGGCGGCTACTTCCACGCACACATCAGTGGGCGTTACAATGAAACACAGATTGCATCCGGGACTACCAAGTCTGGCAGGCGTTCTAGACGGAGGTTTTAATGTGTATATGCGGTCACGAGTCGCATGGTGATCTGGAATTAGATGGTCACCGTGGTTGCCTTGATCTGGACTGTTCCTGTTATAGCTTCGAGGAATTGACTGATGATGACAAGCGCGCAGATATCCGCGATACCGGCTAATACTCCTGAATTGATTATCTTGCGTGAACTCGCGGTGCAACTGGCGGTTATGAACGAGCGCACACCACAGTCCAAGCCTCTTGTCTGGAACAACGCTACCCAGACCTGGGATCAGTTATAAAGGTATAGTTATCCATATGCCTATGATTGCTTACGCTTGCCCTGATTGCGGCTTTGAGGATGAGCACTTCCACCACCACGCATCCGACGCGCCTCAATCAGTCGAATGTAGAGGATACAAATTCACCGAAGCGAAAACAGAACGAGTTGAACGCAGGGTCGAGCAGCCGGACGGGACTATAGTAATCGAGTATGAGGAAGTGATACTCGAACCAGAGATGAAGGTTTGCGGTGGTACTGCTCCGCAGCGTGAATCTTGGTTCGATGCCTCTTGGTCCCGTCCGGCGCGTGGGTTTGAACAACTCTCCGTGTTCGAGGTCGTAGACTACGAGCACAAACCGGACGATTACAAACGAACACATCAACGCTTTTACGTCCCCGGACGCAATTATGAGCCGACCGAACCAGGCATGATCCGGCACGACATTACCAATATGGCTGAGTACAACCGGTTCGTTCGTACTGTGAACGCACACGAAACGCAGAAGATGAGCGATCATCGCGAGATGCACCGCGAATACTGGGGCGCTAGGCGCCGCGCGATGCGGGATGATGTGAACGCGCGCATTCGGCATGAACCGCTGTTACTATCACTCGCGCGCCTGATGCGCAAGCGCAGCGACCAGAAGTCCAACGTGCGTTATGGAAAACCTTTGAACGCTAACTTCCACGCGCAGTTGATCGAGTTTAACCAAGGCAACATGCAGGATTACTGTGATGCGGATACCGGATGGAAGTCGAGGAGGGCAAAATGAAACAGGTGTTGGTCACGGGTGCATCCGGCTTTCTTGGTTCCTATGTAGTGGACCGACTCGCTGCATCCGGCTACGGTGTCCTCGCCCCGTCGAGCGCCCACTGTGACCTTCGCGACCGAGCCGCAATTGCCGATCTGTTTGCCTCGTTGTCCCCTGATATCGTCGTCCACTGCGCCGCGCACGTCGGTGGTATTGGCTTAAACCAGTCACGTCCCGCTGACTTGTTCTACGACAATATCACGATGGGCGTGAATGTGATCGACGCTTGCTGGTGCCAACGAGTCAAAAAGCTTGTCTTGATCGGCACGGTCTGTAGCTACCCGGAGTATACTGCCGTTCCTTTCGTAGAGCGCCACCTGTGGAACGGTTACCCCGAGCCGACTAACGCCGCCTACGGACTTGCCAAGCGCGCGCTGCTTGATATGTCCGACGCTTACCGCAAGCAGTATGGTTTGAACTCGATCTTCCTGATCCCTACCAACCTGTATGGTCCTGCGGACAACTTCGATCTGGACACTTCGCATGTGATCCCGGCAATGATCCGTAAATTTACAGAAGCAAAGCAAAGTGGAAGTGAGGTCGTTACGCTCTGGGGTGATGGATCACCTACGCGCGACTTCCTATACGTTGAGGATGCTGCCGAAGCGATCGCGCTAGTGGTCGATCGCTACGACGGACATGAAGCGGTCAATCTCGGAAGCGGCAAGGAATTATCGATGTACGACCTCGCCAGCCACATCGCTATCGCTTGCGATTACGACGGTGAGATCCTGTGGGATCGCCACAAGCCTAACGGCCAGCCGCGCCGCAAGCTCGATACCTCGCACGCCGCGCAGTGGTTTGGTTGGAATGCAAAAACAAACTTCGGTACCGGCCTGCACAAGACCGTGCAATGGTACCAGGCGCAAGTCGCTAGCCGCAAGTCTGTTAGTATAAGCGTGTAATGGCCCGCCATCCTGGACACTCGCCTATCGACACTGCCTACCTATGCCCTGAAGCCTTCACACTCAATCAATCCAAGCAGGAATGGGAGTCATGCTCACCTGAGGAACAGTTCGGCTGGGCGCAGTCGATGATTCAGGACGCCCGTTCCTACCTACGCTTACAGCCCGCCTACAAGTACATATCAGATGGCATGGACCTTGTGAACGGCGACCTTCTCGTCACTGACGTACAATCGCTATCCAGTGTCAAGACCGAGGCTACTGTCCGTAATACCCGCGAGATTGTATCCGCGCAAACCAACCTCAAGATTGTACCCGCGTTCAAAGCGGAACATGAGTTATACCGCGATCAGAACCAGATATTGAACAAAGGTTTTATGGCCTGGCAGTCCATGACCTTTGCTGATAGGAACATTCGCAAGGCATGGCAGTGGGCCTGTGCTACCGGCACTGGGTACGCTTGTCCAAGGTACGATCCGAACTATTACTATCGAGGCAAGGGGGATCTGGTATGGGACGCGAAAGGACCGTTGGATGTACTACCTCTTGGTTTGGGGGCTAACCTCAATATACAGTCGGCTTACGCGGTCGCTATCAAGACCAAGATGCCGATCCATCAGGTGTGGCGGATGTTTCCGTTACAACGCGATCAGATCAAATCTAACCGGGTGAGTTCTCTTGGTAAGGGAATGGTCATCGCGCAGGCGATGAAGTTCGCATCCGCAGTCTTGAAGCGATTCTCGCAAGGCGCTCGTCCGGCAGATGACCCGGCGTCCACCTGGGACACAGTTGATGTCTATTACATCTACGTCGATGATGACTCGGTGAATGAGACCGGCCGTCCCTTGCAGATCATGGGTCCTGACGCGCGCTGGGGTACATCATGGAGCTACACTGTGCCGTTTGTTGGGCAGGAGGTCGAGACCGGGCACATGCTCAATGGTGGGCGTCCCGAGACCAGGAAGGCGAAGCGCGAAGATTGCTTGATCTATCCCAATCGCCGTCTTGTTATCGCAACCGATTCGTGTATTGTCAATCCCGCTCCCGAGCACCAGTCTTCCTATCGCTGGGATGGAAAGGTTCCAGCGGTCCAGTTCCGCGCTGACGATTGGGCCTGGAACTTCCTAGGATTCCCCGTAACCCGCTACGGACAGTCGCTTGAAAAGATGATGGTTGAACTGTGGCGAGGGATCAACGACAAGATGAATTTGAGCTTGAACCCATCTGCGTTCTTTGACCGCAACAGCACCGCTCAAGCACTATTGCAAACAGTCAATCCGCGTATCCCTGGCTTGCGCACCGGGATCGATATGCACCTAAACCCAGCGGCGTCCCAATGGACGCCGATGATGCCGTACCAGTGGTATCAGGTAGAAGGATCAATTATTGAAGCCGCAAGTAAAATTCTTCCTGCGATCTTGAAAGAGCAGATGGGAGTAGCCGACGTAACCGCTCTCGCGCGTGCCCGCCAGCTTCCATCAGGAGATTCCACAGAGAAACTCCTTGAAGCAATGGGACCACTGGTAAAAGATCAGTCTCGCAATATGGAAGAGTCTATCCGCGCCCTTGGTGAAATGTGGAAGTCCGACTGGTTTCAGTTCGCTACAGCCAAGCGCCGGATGCAGTTGCTAGGACCGGAAGGTGTCTCAGAGGAAGACTTCGACTTTAACCCAGGTACGCTCATCCCGCTCACTGAAGATCCGAACAACAAGGACAAGACTCTACCGATGATGCAGGGTCCTGACGGAACCTGGAACTATAGTCCTGAATCGCCTGACGTTCGTATGCCGTCCTTGAGCATCCAGCAGTTTGAGCGCGCCCGCTGGCACAAGGGTAATTTCAACTTCACCGTCACCCCGTACTCGATTCACGAGTTTAACAGTACTACTCGCAAGCTGTTCATGCTACAACTCATGAAGGTAGGATTCCCGCTTTCCTGGTGGACGCAAGCGGAACTGTTCGACGTTAAGAATTTCGGCCCGTGTATGTTCAAGGACCCGGAGGATGGACAGATGCGGGAAGCGAGAAACGAGATCGAGAGGTACACCGTACAACTGGAGATCATGGCTCGTATCGCGCAGGCGACAGGCGGCGGGGGCGGCAAGGGTAAGGGTGGTCGTGGTAGACCGCAGACGTTCTCGCAACCTCCCGTGATGGAGAACAAAGGTGGAGCCAACAGTACAGTTCGTACATCGGCGCACTAATGGCTGAAAAGACTTTATTGAACGGTCACTCGCTGTCATCGCTCGCGGGCGCGGTCCCGTCTGCGAAGCTACAGGTAGAAGTCCGCCTTCCAGCCTCATCGATGGCGGAAGTCCTGGAAACGATTCATAAGCTGGGCAAGACCGGATCGTTACAGGTCAACTTTCATCATGGCCGCGCGCAAGATCTCAAGTGGGCTAACACGATTGAACAGAAACCACCGGACGTATAAAAAGGAGTTTGATATGCATGGAAAAGATTTTCTATTAATCATCGCGGCGTTATGTGAATTGGGAGGCGTTATTTTGGCCTTTCCAGACCCTTACCGACACACGGTGGTAAGCGCGGTCGCGCTAGGTATTTTGTTCTACTTCATCAGTTTGATGATGTAGTACTGTCGTAGTGCTTGACACACACTATTGTTTTGTGTCATGGTTGCTCCTGAAGGGCAATCAGGTGCGGCTATAGGTTGTCCCCGGAAGCATCACTCTTCAGTCATTGGTTGTCTCCTTAGGCTCGGGTGATTAGCAGAAGGCGTGCGGGTCATTATCGCCGTGACCTGTATGCCTTTTGTGTTTTCTGGGACGGTCTTATTCGCTGTTGGTTGTCTTATCTGAGTACCGATAGACGGAACTCTCACCCGTGCTGTCGGGGAAGGAGCACGCATGATGTTCTACAACGAACAGACTGCTGGTCGCGGCAGACGCCGGGGCAAGCATCGTGGTAAGAAACGGTAGTAACGTCTGCCGTTTGGCTGGGCAGGACCGGGCATAATGAGTTTCCATAGACCCGGTCCCGCCCTAACTTGTTAGTGTTTTATAGCCCTTTGTATAACGTACATTGATGTCCTCCGATGCCTGAAGTCAACTCACCCGCGTCAGCGTCACCATCGATGCTAGCCGGTATGAATCCGCCGCCGTCAGACTCTTCTGGCGGTGACTCCATGTCAGGGCGTATCCCTGGAGCGGGTGCCGGTCAACCATCTGACGCCTCATCAGCGCAGCAACAGCCTGCCGCCGAAGCGAAGTTGAACAAGGACATTCAGGCATTACGCAGTATGGAAGCGGCCTTGCTCGAACTGGGTCAGTCGTACCCGACCGCCACCAAATCTCTTCGTACTGCTTCGGAAGCGTTAAGGTCCGCACAAAGGCAGATCGTATCCAGTCCGGGAACACAAGAACCACCGACGCCTAACACGACCGCGTGACGCGAAGGTGAATGTGAGAACGAACTATGATTGACAAAAAGTTGTTGGAAGAATGCATCCTCGAAGCCGCTGACGGTGACGCCGAATTCGCAACCTACCTTCGCGAGCGGTATGCGAAGAACGAGTCGGCTGCTGCAAAGTTCGTTGGCGGCTTCATGCGCACATCGGACTATACCAAGAAGACTCAAGACTTGTCCGAACAGCGTAAGCAGACTGAAACTGCGACCGCGACTCAGACCGCGCAACTCGAAACCGCCCGCAAGGCGCTCGAAGCGGCCGAAAAAGAGAAGAACACGATCTTGAACGACCTCGCCAAGCACCGGGTCACGACTGCGAAAGCTCGCGAACTGATGACGATGCTCTCCGAAAAGTATCAGTTGACCGACGAGGACCTACCCGGTATGTCCGAACTGATCGAGACAGCTAAAACAGGTAAGCCCGTGGATCACACACCGGATATCGAAACCCGGCTCGCGACCTTCAAAGCGGAGATCAAAAAGGAAGTGGAAGCGGACTTCGTCAAGGCGTTGATGCCTGAGCTTGGCTCGATGGCCGCACTGCCGATGATCTGGCAGGAGATCGGCCGTGAGCACGCCGAACTGACCGGCAAGCCGCTCACCTTCACCGAGCAGCAGGAGATCTTGACCCTCGCACGTAAGGACAACAAACCCTTGCGCGATGTCTGGGAAGAGAAGTATCAGGTTGGCGGGATGACCGGTCTGCGTATGAAAAAGCACGAGGAAGGTCTTAAGAAGACATGGGAGTCCGAGCGCGAGACTGCGGACGCTAAGAAACGTCAGGATGAAGCGCTCAACGTCGTGACGCCCACGCAGGCTGAGCTTGGGACTGGTGCTGGTATCAGCGCGGCATTCAAGACCAAGTTCAGGACGTATGAGACCGACCCGAACAAACAACCGACCCCTGCCGGTGACGGTGTACCTAGCTTGAGTGTTCAACCCGGTCAACATGTCCGTCAGACTGGCGACCGTGGACCTTCCGGCGCGCAGCGGGCAGCGGCGAAGTTCCTGGAGCAACACAGTGGTAAGAAGGTAGCGTAAAAGGAGAATTATGGCTGATCCGTTGTTAGATCCAATAAACGAAACAACGCTTCCCGAAGTAAATCAGGACGCCATCGAGGATGAATTTTTCTTGAGCAGTGTCTTCCAAGCTCACCTTCGCAGCAAGTGTCTCGTCCCGTTCGAGGGTGGCGCATTTATGCGCAACCTGCAACTGTATGCGCCACTGATCGGCGGCGCATACGCTAAGGGTATCGGCGGGTTCAACCTGACTAAACCGCTGACGATCTCCAGCAATGTCTTCGACCCGCGCTACTACATCGTCATGATCGTGGAATACCTGGAAGACATTTCCGTTCTCAATACCGGTGACCTCGCTGTCTTCTCGCTACTCGAAACCGATATGGCGAACGCCTACCTCACCATGAGCACGATCATGGCTCTGGACCTCCAGCAGAACGGTCAAGTAGCGCCTCGTACGATCAACATGAACGGCTGGGTGGAATTCTTGAACAACGGTGTGGACTTCAGCTACGACGGTAATACCTACACCACTTACGGAACCGCCACCCGTAACGGCGCGATCGGCGCGGCCTTGAACGGCAACGTCTACTGGGGCGGTCAGGCGTCCGGCGCGGGCGGCACAGTACAGTACGCACAGATCAACGCGATGTACATCCTTGCCAAGCGTGGCGCTGACGAGCCGGAACTATTCACGATGAACAAGCCGCTCAACAACTTTGTCGAGAACCGCATTCAGCAGCAACAGCGGTTTGGACAGGAAGGTGCGAGCGTTCGCGATCCATTCTTCGGCGCGATGGGCTTCCGGTTCAAGAATCTGATCGTGATGGTGGACGACTACTTCCCATCGAGCTTCAGCGCGTTCGGCAAAACAACTAATCCAGGCGGCAGCAATCTGACCGGCACATTTACCAGTCCTGCTGCAACAAGCTCGAACTTCCCTTTGAGCAAGACGCTGACGGTGGGTGAGGTTGGTTGCATGTTCAACCTGGGGCGCATCGCTTTTCGGCTGAGTGCATCTAGCGAGTTCGGGTTCATGCCGACCGACTTCA